GTAAATTACTTAAAAACTTGAATGTAATTTTTTTCTTAACACCATTTAAAAAGAATTCATATTCACCATTTGAGTCAGCAACTAATTTAAAATCCTTAGTTTTTAATATAGATAAATCAACAGTTCCCTCAAAAGACTGTTTGGTAATTGGATCAACTAAATCAATCTTATATTCAGTTCCAAAAGCTGTATTTCTTAAAAAGATTAATATTGCCTGTCTATCTTCATCAACTAATTCTTCAATATTCAATTCTTTATCAAGAATTTTTCTTTTCAATAATTCTTCAATTACAGTATCTGACTGTAATAAATTTGGTGACATTAATATATTCTCATCTGCAGCAGTTAGGTATGCAACTCTTAATGATTTTTTACCATTTGTATAGTGTACACCTTGTGAAGGTAGTTGAACCACGTCATAGGCTACCATTGGATTTATATTTTCCATAATAATATTTTGTTCTTTTTATTAATATAACTATAAAACAAATAAAAATCAATGAAACAACGTTCCATGTGGAACTATTGATATAAATTATTGATTATCAATTAAATAAAAAACCCCATACTCGTTTCCACGAATATGGGATTATAAATAAAACTATTTGAAATATAATATTAGTATACTTGAATACATCTATCCATTCTCAATTCAGCATCAATTGTTGCTAACGCTTCTTCAGAATAACTTAAATCACCAAAGTTCAATGATGTTAAGAAACAACCTTCTAAAATCCACTTCTCAACAACAACACCTGTTGGATCTAACATTTCAAGTTCAACATTTTTCTTATACCCTGCTGCATAACCCATTCTACCGGTTACGGATTCAGCATGAAGACGGAACCATTCCATCAATGCTTGGGATGCTGAAGGACCAATAGGATCTTTAAAAGTAACCTTGATTGGGTCCCAGGTAAATCTACCTGCAACATATGTTGAAGTATTCAAGAACGGAATCTCTGTTGAACCTATTTTAGCACTAGGACGGGATGTAGATGTTACATACCACTCATTAATACCCAAAGAAGATGGAAATCTAAGGATAAATCTATTTTTACGTTTCGGTTCGTATGGAACCGGCATTTTCATTAATAAATCTGCCATTGTTTTTGTGTTATATTGTTTTGTTTATTCTTTCTAATAAATATATCAATGTTAGAAATAAAATTTATTTTCCCAAATACTTGATTTTCTGGAAAAAAATCGTTAGCTTTTTGCTACTACGTTACTAAAATACTAATGTACTAACTATACTAATATTTCAATGTACTATTATTTCTTACTTCTATATTCTAATATTTCTTATTTCTAATATTACTAATGTACTGATTTTCAATATACTAATGTTCTATTATTACTACTATATACTAATAAAAAGGGGCGGTTAAGAACCACCCCTTACTTATTTTATCTTCATTTATTAGATATTCTCAAAAGAAGCTCCTGTTGGTGTAATAACAAACTCAACATCAATAAATTCCAATGCTCTTGTAGGTTTGATGTAAATCTTACCTCTCAATGTGTTAGCATCAATATCCTCTGGATCATTTGATACAGTTACACGGAAATCATATAAACCTCTTTCTTTCTTGATTGACTCAAGGATTGGATTAACCAATCTTAAGAATTCTTGTCTAACTTGATCATCATTTTGTTCAAACAATAATCTTACAGCTACTGCAGAAATTAACTTTCTTGCTCTTAATAACAATCTTCTTACGTTGATTCTATCAAGTGCTGATTCTCTAACTTGTAATGTTTTGTTACCCCAGATAATTGTACCTGTATCAGAGAATGTTGCAATTGGGTTAATTCTTGCTTTGTAAAGTTCATCTCTTTCATCAAGAGTTAACTTTTTAGTTGCTTTGATTGAGTTTACAAGACCTCTTGAATAACCAGCGACAGCGAACCAAGGATAAGAAACGTTATCAGTTAAAGCAATGTTCTTCAATACCTCACCTGTTGGTGGAATATAAAGTTGTGTAGCGTTATCTGTGTCTCTTACTTGAATCCAAGGCCAGTAAGTTGCTGAGTAGTTAGAATCAAATCCTAAATCATCTAATGCTCCGATAACCTCATCAGCACCAGTTGTACCGCTGAAATTAGGTGAGTTTACGATGTATAATGAATCTGCTCTGTCATTCTCAATAATATCTACAGCTTGGTTTACAAGTGAACTATGGTCATTCCAGTTAATACCTGGTGTTGCAAATATGTTAATATCAACAGCTTCAGGATTTTTGAATGTTTCAATACCTTGTAAGAAAGCATAGTAATCTGAGTTCCCTACCGCATTATTAAACACCCCACCATTAGTTGAGTGACCTGCAGCGTATGTGGTTTTACCAAAAATAAAACCATCGCCATTCGATTTAACATTTCTGTATATATCCCAACCATCAAAACCACCAAATACTGGCATTGTGAATTTACGGAATCCGATTGCGTCTAATTTACCTTTATCTGTACCTTCTAAATCATAAGCGGTTGTTTTGTATAGATATTCACCACTAGTACCAGTGATACTTGCAGCATTTGTAGATAAGTGGAAACCAAAAGTTGCGTCTGGCGCATTAGTACCTTTGAACTTAAACATATCTCTATCATAAACAAAGTGTTCATCTGTCGATAAACCTAAAGTTACTTTTTTAACTTTATCACCATTTGTTGTTACAGGTGTACCATTTGCTTCATAGTATAATAAATCACCGGCATCGTAGTATTTTGTTTTGAAACGTATACCACCAACATCAGATTTTGTTGTTATACCTTTGAAACCTGCAGGTATTGCATCTGTTGGTGCATCATCTGCTAATACCAACATAATATATCTTGATCTTAATTCATATTCACTATCTGAAGTACCAATTTTTCTAGCAACATAACCAGGTAAATCTGGGTTCATAGTACATCTAGAATATTTTTCTAATACAACTTGATTAGCGTCAGTATCATTAAAATCACGAACTAATACATCAAATTCACCAGTATCTAAGTCAATATTTTGAATGGTTACTTTTACTTCATAATTTGAAGCATCACCATCAGAAATTGTCAAGAAGCTGAATAAGTCAAATACTTTTCCACCTCTTACTTCAGATACTACAGTTGATGAACCAGCCATATCCCACTGTGTCATAAAGTTATCACCTTCTGTAGTATTAACAACTGTTGTACTTAAACCTCTAATTAAACCTTGTTCAAAAAGATTTACAACTAAGTTAGGGTAAGCCTCATGAACATATAATGGATATTCAACTCTATCTTTATCAAAAACATCAGCACCTAATACTTTTGTTAAGTATTTTGTAGATGTTTGATCCATTGAACAATTGAATGTTGCTACATCTGAGTTAATATCTGTAACACTAATTGTGAAATCCGCCAATGGATTGCTAGCAAGACCAGTACCAGTTACAGTTACTGTATTTCCTGTAACTCTATGTACTAACACATTTTGAACATAATTACCTCTTGATCTCAATAAACAAACTTGTTTATCATGATAATCGGTGTTTAATGATGCGTTATATTTAAATCTTGTTACAGTAAATTCTGATGTTCCAGTTGAATACACAAAAAGATAAGAGTAAACCCCATCTATTGTAGCATCAGTCGATCCTGTTTTTGTAAAGAAGGTATTATACCAATCTTTATTATTGTTTGCTCCGATAGGTGATAATAATTCAGTACCAGTAAGTGAACTTGTTGCAGAATCTGGAACTTCACCAATTGTGAACCATTCGTTGTGTGCATAAGCACCACCTGAATTAGTTGCTGCAACTAGATAATCTGTTATAGAAGAACCTTCTGTTGAAGTTTTTCCTGATAATTCTGCATAAATTGTGCTACCGGTAACACCAGTTAAAGTTGGGATCAATGAAATACTTCCGGTTGATCCACTTAATGTACCTAGGTTTACACCACCTAAAGCTTTAATACTAAAAGTTTTGCCTGGTTTATATCCAGTAAGTCCTAATACACGGGTAACAAATAATTGGTTAGACTCTTGTAAATACGATTTCGCAACATATGGAAGTTCATATTTTGGATTTCCAGCACCATCCTTTGCAGGACTTGTACCGCCAAAATATGTTCTAAATTCGTCGAAATTAGAAATTAATATTGGTTCAAATGCTGGACCCTTTAATGTCTCACCAACCAGACCCAATGTTGTTACGCCTACACTTTGAGCTACGAATGTTAAATCTTTCTCTGATGTGTAGACACCCGGAGAAACGAATACTCTGTTTGAATTTGCCATTGATAAATGTTTGGTTAAATAATTTTATTCTTACCAAATAAATATCTTTGTTTTCAGCAAAGATTTCCGGATTTTTCCGTATTTATATC